ACGGAGGAAGCCCCAAGAATGTTTCGACACAGTTTATCGCAACGCTGAGAAAAAGGGGTAGGGGTCGGTATGCTGAAGGTTGGCAATTGCAAGCACGGAGCGCCCTGCATTTATGAGATTCGAAATACCGTCACCGGCCGTGTCTATGTCGGTTCGACGCCCAGATTTTCGCAGCGGTTTACAGAACACAAGCGGATGCTGGATGCGAATAAGCATCACTCACGCAAACTGCAGGCTTCGTACAGTAAGCATGGTGCGTCAGCGTTTGTGATGAAAGTTATCGAAGTTGTGTCGCATCCGGCGTTCATTCACGCTCGGGAACAATTCTGGATTGATAGGCACGGATTCAGGAACACCTACAACAGTGCTCCGGTTGCAATGGGAGCAACGCGACTTGCTGAGTCGGTGTATTCCATAGATCCTAAAACGGGCATTAAAACACATTTTGCGTCAGCAACGTTGGCCGCGTCCGAAGTTCTTGGGTCATCAGAAAAAATGTGCCAGATCAGAAAGGCAATCTATTCACGCCAAAAGGCGGGCGGGCGATTTTGGACTAAGGACAAAAATGAATCACTGGACGCGTTTATGGAAAACAAACGCATACTAAGGAACGATGGCAAACAGCATGAAGTATTTGCATTCACTCGTGCCGGTAAGTGCGTGAATTCGTTCGTAACGATTGCGGACGCAGCATCGTTTTACCAGGTCTCAGAATCAGCGATAAGTCAGGCAATTCGCAGCGAGGCATTCCGGACATCGGCGGGGTTGCTGTGGAATAATCAAAACGCGCCAAAACAAGTGGTTTCACGAAAAACGAAAACTGTAGTGCAGAAGGAAAATGGAACCATTGTTGCGGTGTGGAATTCACTTGTAGAAGCAGTCAAATCAGTTGCGGGAACGAACATAAAAGGAATATCCAGTGCGGCAACTGGATACACAAAATCCCACAGGGGATATCAATGGGAATTCGCCAAGAGTTGACTGAATATCGAGTGGCGATCAAACGCCGATACAACATCAGCGATGAGTTGAAAGAAAAAATGCTCGCAGCAATATCAGGGGTATTCGACGACCCAAGAGCGAGCGCCCGGGATTTAGCGGCGGCGGCAAAGGTTGTGATTGCTGCCGAACAGCAGAACCAAACGGACGAAAGGATTTTGAATTATAATGCTGCAGTCCTTGAATTCGCTGAGCGCCTCGGAATTCGAGATGAAGTTGAAGTCATTGCCGCGAAATCAACAGGCGGCAATGTTGGCTTCGATGCTGCAGACCAACTCTGCGACTGACAGGGGGCGATATGAAAACCACCGCGACAGGCAGAACACCAGACAAAAGTCGCAACGATCCGAATCAGCCCGGATTGACATTCCACAGTGCGTCAATCCTTCGCGCCGCCTGCAATGCCTTGAGGATCCCGAGCGATTTCTTCGAACATACATGCCGAAAAAGTTCCGCCAGTCTTTCGGCAAGGTACATCAAAGAATCATCCAAACGATTCACGACCGAGCAACGACAGGCGGCAAAAAAGCTGTGGCGGCACCTCGTGGTCGAGGCAAATCAACCATCGTCAAAGGGATGCTGATCTACGCGACGGCTCGTGAGTTGGTTCGCTTCATCGTTCCAATCTGCGCCACGACAAACCTCGCTGGTCGAATTTATCGAGACTACCGAAACGAGTGGGCCAACAACGATTTACTGTTTGCAGACTTTCCGGAAATCTGTGCGCCTGTTCGACACTTGGAAGGAGCGCCACAGCGAGCGGCTCGCCAGCATGTTGACGGACACCTGACGCACATCAACTGGAGTTCGACGGACTTCCTAAGATTGCCGAGAGTGCCAGGCGACGCTAACGACTTTCTGAAATCACAGGGCCGCGAGTGGTCTCCATTCAGTGGGGTCAAAATGGCCTTTGCTGGCCTTGACGCCGCCTTCCGAGGAATGAACATTGACGACGATCGTCCTGACTGTCTGATCATCGACGACCCGGAAACCAGAGAATCCGCTAAGAGTCTCCAGCAGATTGAAGACCGCATCGAGATCATCGAGAAGGATATTGAGGGGCTTGAAGGCCAGGACAAGCCGCTGGCGATGGTGATGGTAACGACCTTGCAGAACACATACTGCGTTTCCGCTCAGTTTACAGATCCAGAGCAGAAGCCAGCGTGGGAGGGCGAACGGTACGGCTGGATTCAAACGTGGCCGGATCGCTTGGACCTGTGGGATGAGTACATCGCCCGACGACGCAAAGCACAGCGCGACGGCGACCGACACGGTATGGCGGCGGTCGAGTTCTATCTGGCCAATCGTGAATCCATGCACCTCGGCGTTGTGATGCTTGCCGATAACTTCAAAGAGATCACGTTGAAGGACGGACGTCAGGCGGTCCATTCAGCAATTCAGGAAGCTTACAACAAAATCGCGGACACGAATCTATCAGCGTTTAAGGCTGAGTATCAGAACGATCCAGATCCAGAGGAACAGGCTGAAACGTCGACGCTGACTCCTGGGCGAGTCGCTGGCCAGTTGTCGGGGTTGCAGCAGGGCGAAGTTCCGGACGCTCGGGTGTTCTCATTCGTCGGCATCGATATCGGCAAATACAAATCACACTGGGTCAAACTGTCCTGCACTCGTGAGCTTGTTTCGTGGATCACGGACTATGGAGTGGTCGAAACTCATGGCCTGTCGAAATTCTCCAGCGAGCAGGCGATTGAGCTGGCCATTCTCGAAAGCCTAAAGCAATTCGCGGACGGCGACGTGTTCGCGGACGCTCAGCCGCTGCTTGTTCTGGTCGACTCGGGAGACTTCTCGGAATCGATCTACGAGTTTTCCCACCAGATGGGAGCCCCGTTTTATCCGTCAAAGGGCTGGTCGATGGATCGCTTTCGACAAAAGAAGCAGACCGAAGACTATGAGCCGTTCCTGCAAGCCTACGCACACAAGACGGCCGACAGCAAGCGGCGCGAGATGTGGCTTTACAACGTCAACACAGAGTTCTGGAAGAAGTGGGGGCAGGATCGATTCTTGGTCGATGCTTTCATGGACCATACCCGACTGGCCGGAAGCGTTGCCCTGTTCGATCCGCCACATGCTGACATGAAATTCCATCTTCAGTTTGCCCGCCACATGGTGAGCGAATCGGAACAGCTCGTGCCGGTCGATGGGAAGGTCAATAAGCGTCAATGGATCGTCCACGACAAGAACAATAACCACTGGCTTGATGCCTACGCACTGGCCTGTGCGGCGGCCGGATGCACTGGGTTGAGGCTCGTCAATCCAGAGCCTGAGCCGGTGAAGCAAGTGCAGAAATCAGAACCGAAACCACGCCTCGTGAATCCTCACGGGCAACCATTCCTTGTGACGGAGAGATGATAATGGCGAAGAGTTCACTACCACGAATTGACGGCACAGAAGTCAGTGAACAGCCTCGGCAACCAGTCGCGACAAAGCTGGAGAATCCTCCGGCGTGTGAGGGCTACATTCCGCGCAACGTCGATGTGAGAATGAGCCGCGCTCAGGCTCGCATTCTCCGCGACAAGTTGCGAACGCTGGAAGACAGCGGGGCAAAGACTGCGGACGGTAAGCCAGTCAACAATCGGGCTCAGGCTGTACGTTGGATTATCGAGAATCTGGTTACGCCGTGACCGTCAGATAATCTGATTATCCGCTACATATTTCACGAATCAGATTTCGTGCTATCGTCCGTGCATGGTAATCGCGGACATCGAAACCGATTTACTCAACTACGCCGATTTTGAAGAAGTCGGCAGCGTTGCCCGTGCGCGTTCATTTTCTACGGCTGCAAATCGCTGGTTGATTCTTCGGGCAGAGTCTGCGAGCAACCAAAGCAGCTCTTTGTCAATTGGCAAGAATTACGTTGAGTCGATGCTCAAGCGGGCACGCGACTACATCGCGGCAAACGCGACAACGACGGCAGGCGGATCAAGCTCAGTTCGATTCCTCGGAGCGGGGACGAACTTCCGATGAGCAAAGCCCCGAACAACATTCAGTCCGCATTTGCTGACATCCGGGCAGATTACGACGCCACTCGGCACAGTCGCTTTGTTCGACGACGCACGGGCGTTGCCACGATGGGCAGCGGTCCCGACTATCACTTCAGAACCGAGTCAAAATATTACGAGCTAATCGAACAAGCTCGGGACATGGACCGCAACGACGCACTTGTCGGCATTCTGGCTGATCGTCGCGTTGATAACATCGTTCAAAGTGGATTCACGCTTGACCCTAAGACTGGCGACAAGGGGCTAGACAATGCACTGTGGCAATGGTGGGAGGACGTTTCAACCGATCCCGATCAATGCGACATTGCTGGTGAACTCACCTGGAAGGAAATCGAGCGTCAGGCTTGCCGCAGCGAATCGGTTGACGGCGATATTGTTGTTACCGGAACCGAGGAAGGGCCGTTTCAGCTTCTGGAATCACATTTAATTCGCACGAAGTCGAAGGTCGAAGACACGTTTCTCGGAGTTACGACGAATCGAGTCGGGCGTCGCGAGCAATACCACGTTGCGGAAGAGCTGAGCGAGTTCGGCCAGTTTGGCGAATGCACTCCGATTGATGTCCGCAATGAAGACGGTATCCGGCAGGTCTTTCATGTCTACAACCCAAAGCGAGTAAACCCAACTCGGGGCGTCACTCAGCTGGCCCCGGTGTTTTCAATCTCCGGAATGCTAGAAGACATCAACTTTGCGAAGCTCGTGCAGCAGCAGGTTGTGAGTTGCTTTGCGGTGTTCCGTAAGATGGCAGCCGGGGGAAATCGCCTGCCGTCTGCCGACAGTGCCTATGGCGACGCAACCACAGAAACATCTCAGGCTGGAACGCGACAGCTCGAAGGCGTTTCGCCTGGCATGGAAGTCATCGGTCAACCTGGGGAAGAACTGCAAGGCTTCAGTCCAAACGTTCCAAACTCCGAATACTTTCAACAGGTCAAGCTGATTCTGCAAATCATCGGCGTGAACTTTGGCCTGCCTCTCTGTCTGGTCTTGATGGACGGCAGCGAGACTAACTTTTCCGGATGGCGTGGGGCAGTTGATGAGGCTCGCAAAGGATTTGTTGCCGACCAGCAGAATCTGGTGAGACGCCTGAACCGACCGGCGTACATTTGGAAGTTGTCTCAGCACCTGAAAGAAACAAAAGACGCTGCACTTCGCAAGGCTGCCAGCAAACTCGGTGACGGCATCTTCCGCCACAATTGGAACCTGCCGACGTGGAGCTACATCGAACCAGTTGCGGACGCTCAGGGCGATGCTGAACAGTTAAAGAATGCTTTAACATCTCCGCGAAGACTACACGCGGCACGGGGCAAGGACTGGGAAGAAATTGCAGAAGAGTCGATTGCTGACAATGCGTTCGCCATTCAGAAGGCACAGACGCAAGCTGCTGCGATTAACGCAGAGTTTCCGAATGGACCACAGATCACCTGGCGGGATCTGATCGCGTTGCCGATGCCTGCGGGAACGACGATGGCAATGCAAGATCCGGCAGCGATCGCTGTACAGGAAAAGACGGCTGGCATGGACGGAGAAGGCGAGCAGCCAACGGGCGAATTCGCGGGATTGTCTACCCAGCAATGGAACCGAAACAGAAAAGCAATCGCAAAAGTTTTGGAAGAACTGGCTCGTGGAGAATCGAGCGAACAAGCCGCGCGAGTGTATCTCGGCGGGATCGGACTCACGCAGCAGTCTGTTGACGCCTTAATCACGGACGCGATGGACGGCACTGTGGACACGCCAGAGGTTTTGAAGGATGTGCCAGAATCAAAAGGCAAGCCAGCGGCCAAGCGTAAACGAAAAGCCAAGGTGACAGCATGACAAAGACAATCAGAATTGACGGAGTGATTGGCAGCGGAGAAAACGAAATTTCCGCTGCGATGATCCGCGAGCAACTTCCGCAAAACGGCACTGATGAGATCGCGGTAAAGATCCACAGCGAAGGCGGGTCAGTCTTTGAAGGCTTTGCAATCCATGATGCGTTCGCCGCGTATCAAGGCCCGAAGACGCTGTCGATTGAATCGTCTGCGTTTTCAATCGCTTCCTTCATCGCCTGTGCATTCGATGACGTGGAGATCAGCAGCAACGGCTACATGATGCTCCACAATCCGTACGCAGCGGTTGAGGGCGACGATGAAGACTTTGCCCGCCAGTCGGAAATGCTCGGCAAGCTGAAAACGTCGATGGTCTCTGCCTACGCTCAGCGATCTGGCAAGAGCGAAGACGAGATCAAGGCCATCCTGAAAAACGAAACATACTTGAACGCTCAGCAGTCTGTTGAGATGGGACTGGCGAAACGAATTGCCGGTCAGCCAGTTATTGGGCGAGCGTTCGCCAAAGTGAAGAACATACCGCACAGAGTTTTAGCCGCCCTGTCTGGGTCGGGCTCAGGCGGTGACAACGACTCAACGAAAGGCAAAACCATGAGTGAGTCAAAACCTGTTGCCGCAACTCTGCAAGAGATTGAAGCAGCATTCCCAAAGGCGTCTGAAAAGTTCATCGTCAAATGCCTACGACGCAGCCTTCCGCTCGCATCAGTCGCCTCCGCAGCCGCCGAGGAAATGATGAGTGAGAACGAAGACCTGAAAAAGCAGGTCACTGCGATGACG